CGAACGTGCGGTCCGGGCGCTTCGGGTCGGGCGTCCACGAGTCGGGCTTCTTGAGCAGCGCCTCCACGTCGGGGAGGTCGGACTTGCGCTCGTACGAGACGAGTTCCGTCGCGGCGCCTTCACCGACGCACCCACCCAGCAGGCGGGTCTTGTTGTCGTTGTCACCGAACACGGTGAGCGTGGCGTGCAGCCGCGCAGCCGCGTCCCACGTACGGGGCGTTGCGATCGCCATCGGGAACCGGCCGCGCGCCTTGTCCGGCGACTCGCGGAACAACGGCGCGCGCTTGCTGAGGAACGCAGCGATGAGCGCACGCGACAGCGGCAACTGCCGGTCCCACGCCTGCTGGTCGAACGTCGGCAGGTTGTCCACGACCGTGGCACCCGACAGCATGTACTCGGACCACTCGCTCACGTCCGGCCCCGGCCACGTCAGGTGCACGAAGCGGTTGGCCATCGAGTCACTCTGCTCGTGACCACCGGCAGCCTGCTCGGGAGGGTTCGCTGCGGCAGCGAAGCGCACGTTCGTCAGCTTCGTGTCGCCAGCAACACCCTCCAGCACGAGGCGCAGCAGCGCTGCCTGCACGGCCGGGGGCGCCGTGCTCACTTCGTCGAGGAACAGGATTCCGCCGCCCTGCTCGATGAGGCGCATCGCCCACTCCATCGGGAGACGCTTCACCCTGTCACCGTCCGGCCACAGCGCACCGCCGATGTCGGTCGGGTCGCAGATGCTGGCGATGAGGGTCTCCATCGGCAGGTCGAGCCGCTGCGCCAGCGCGTTCATCACGCTGGTCTTCGCTTCACCCGGCGCGCCCCACGCCAGCGGCGGCAGGCAGCCCGGGGTCACGAGGCAGTAGTACATGCAGCGAACGACAGCAGCGAACGAGGTCATCGGATTGTTGCTCATGGTCGTGTGTCTCCGTACAGCGTTGGGGTCAGTAGGTGTCCGCCAGAGCAGCGGCTTCCTTCGGGAACAGCAGCACGTACGCGGCCGCATCGCGGGCCGACTTGTTGAAGCGAGGCTTGCTGAGGTGGTCCAGCACTCCGCCGTGTTCCACGCGCATCGCGGCTTCCACGAGGCGCGGGTTCGCGTCCTCCCAGATTGTGCCGCTCAGCGCGAACGCGATGAGCTTCTCGTAGCCGCTCACCGCACACCCACCAGCCGGAACTTCCGGTAGAACTTCTTGACGCTAATCATTTCCGCCTCGGGCATGTTGGCCGGGGCGTCGGCGTCGTGGAAGTCAACGTAGAGCGTGGACTTGCCCATCACGAGCCGTTCAGCGACGACGCGGTAGCCAGTGATGCGGTCCTCGTACAGGCCGTTCAGCAGCACACGCTTCCCGCCAATGCACTCCTGCAACATCGCAACCGGCATCCAGACGTTCGTGGTCATTGTCGTTCTCCGTTCAGTGGTGTTCCGCCATGCACTTCAAGTGGTGGTCGGTGTGAGTCGTACAGCGTTGCTGCGGAGGTGGTCGTCGCGTAACTCGCTCGCACCTCCGCGCCGCGGACCGCAAGCACGGCGCCAGCCGTGTCCCGCAGAACCGCTCGTTGCCAGACTTCCCTCTCGCCGCCCGTCTCCGGTCGGTGCCCAGTCCGCTCTGCTCGGCTCTCGCCACTGCGGTGGAACAAGTCGTGCGGCGGTATGCGTTGCGCCCGCGCCGCAGCGACCTGCTTTGAGGTACTCCGTCTGGCTTTCCTGCCCCGGCCTTTCGCGGAGGGCATCCTCCGCTCCCGCGCTCCCCTCCGACCTCGTAGGTCATCGGGCACTCCCGCGCGCTCCTGCCGTTGCTCCGGTTGTCGGAGGGTCGCCGCTTTGGGCTTCCCGCTGTCGCTCCCTCCTCCGCTGCCCGGCGCCCTACCCGGAGGTCGCCGTTACTGCAAGGGGAACTCTGCTCTCCCTGCCCCGGGCGCACAAGGTATTTTTATGCTTTGCAGGGTGCTCGCTGGAGACCGAGCATGGCTCGGCCAGTTCGTCACGGTGCGCAGCGCGACCGCATGCAGCTCGGTCTGGCGCGGGCGTCACCAGCGGGGGCAGGTTTGCAGCTGCCACGGCCCCGCAGAACTCCTGTGATTTCAGCACTCGTGCCCATAAGGCCGAGGAGCACAGCAAGGTGCCGCGAGGCCCTCTGGCGGCCTCCACCTTTAGAATGCAGCGGGCCGGGCCGGGGGGCGCCCGGGAGGCCGGGCTAGGGCAGCAGCGCCTCGGTGAACGGGCGTGGGCCGTGCGCTGCCAGCGCGTGCTGCCCCGCGGCCAGTAGCGCCCGGTGGCGCTCAGGCTCCATCCGCCGCATGAGCACGTCCGCCAGCATGGCGCCACCGGACACGCCGATGCAGTTCACCTCGTCCACCAGCTCGGACTCCGGCAAACCCAGCCACCGTTCAGCCACGACCGGCACGGTGCACGCGGCCCATGCTTCAAGTGTGGTGAGCTGCGTGCCTCCGCCATCGCCAGCGATTGTGCTCATGTCCACACCGTAGAGCGCCATCCCGGCCATGTACTCGCCAGCGCCCGGCTGCCGCGGATACGTGCCCCCGTAAAGGCTGCGCCAGCCAGCGAAGTCGGCGTCGAGTTTGTGGTGTGTGTACATCCTGTTCTCCGCTCCGAAGATGCGGACGCGCGCGCGCTGCGGCAGAACGAGGTTCGCGCGCAGGATGACGTCGGTGTTCTTATCGAAGTCCAGCCGCGAGTACGCGATGGCGTGGTACTCGCGCTTCGCAGGGGCGCGCGTCAGCCCCGGGACGTACGGCATGGGGACAAAGCTGATGCGAGGGCCGAGGTCGGCCAACAGCCGCTCGTTGCTGCGCCGGAATACGACGACACGGTTGGCGCGCGCGAGCACGGCGCGACTCTCTGGGCGCAGCTCGGTAGGGTCGTGGAACACTACCGCGGCCCCGTGCGCGACGAGAGCCTCGGCCTCGCCCCAATGTTTCGGGTCGGTGGCCATGATGAAGGTGTCCGACGCATGGCACAGCTGCTCGGCCGTCCGCAGCGACACATTCATATACGGGAACAGCTCGCCGAACATGCGCTCCTTGCCCTCGGTCTTGGCGCCAACGCGGTACACGTGCACGGGGAACCCGCACCGGATGAGTGACTCGCGCGCGTGGGCGAGCGCTGTGACCCAGCCTCCGTACATGGCCTCAGCGAGGTAGAACAGCGCTACCGGCCTCCGCTTAATCACGAAGGCGCTGCCCCGGCAGCCTGCCCTTCGCGCGGGCAAGCTCCTGCTCCGCCGTGCCGCAGGAGACCATGTGCTCGCGGTAGTAGAACACGCAGCTGATGCGCTCGAACCGCTTCTTGTCGCCCACGATGTCGGTGTTGCCGTGCCACTCGTGCACGTCAGCGAGCAGCAGGTCGCGGTTGCCCATGTCGAACGCCACGCGGTACTTCGGCAGCACGAAGTGCGAGCCCGAGTAGTGCCCCTTGCGGAACACAGTCATCACGCCGAACCCTTCCTTCAGGTCACCTTGGTCCTTGTGAACGCGCGTGGGGTAGTTGCGGTTCACCGTGATGGTGGTGAACACCGTGCCCGGGATGATGAAGTCCTTGCTCGTGCGGTCGCACACCGAGAGCTGCGCCGCATAGCGTTCCGGCGCGTGCTCTGCGAACAGACCGTCCACCGTGCGGATGAACGGCATGGCCTCGTTGAACAGGTCGGCGTGGTCCATGTTGAAGGCGGTCGTGCGGCAGTACGGCATGCGCGAGTAGCGGTCCATGAAGCCCATCACGCCACTGACCGCGTGCTCCATGCCGTGTGCCTTCAGCTCGGACACGCGGATGGCGCTGGTCTTGCTCTTGGAGCCGTCCGCCTTGATGCGCACATTCGGACGACGCCCGATTGTGCTGATGCCGCGGTTGGTCGGCGCTCCCTCCATCGCGCGGAACACCGGATAGGCGGATAGCGTCTGGTCCTCGGGGAGCGCCTCGCGCAGGTACACGGCCAGCAGGCTGCCGTCAGGCTTCAGCAGCTTCACGCTGCGGCGGAACACAGTGTCGTAGCTCGCGGGCGCGAGACGCGCGCCGCACAGCGCATCGCACTCCTCGTCCGTCATCCGCGGCTCGACCGTGTAGCTCTGCACGGCTACGACTCCTCGTGGGATGCACCCGTCTGGAGGTCGTAACACTCCTTCACGCAGTGGCGCACGGTGTCGGTGATGTTCTCGGTGCCGTAGCGGGCGCGCAGCTCCGCCTCCCACTTGATGAACTCGGGGTGCGTCACCGTGTCGAGGAACAGCTGCACCATGCGCACGTGACTGGGCTGGAGCGACGGGTCCACAGGCGCCGCGGCCGTAGCCGCGACAGCGAGCGGCGCGTTGGGCGCGGGCATGGCGGGCAACTCCAGCACGACGTGCTCGGTGCGTATGCGGTCGAGCAGCTCATCCAGTTCCGGCGAGGACGAAGCGGCCACTTGCTCCAGCAGCGTGCGCAGGGCGGTCTGGTCGGCCTCGGCCATCTGGCTGATGGGGTCGGCCGCGAGCAGGTACTTGCCTGCCTCCTCGTCGTCGAGGTCCACGACGAGCACCGGCACCTGCTGGTCCGGGTCCAGCCCGGCGCGCAGGTGCCCGTCGAGCAGCTCCAGTGAGCCATCCGGCAGCTCGCGTGCGATGAGCGCGTCGGCCCACCCGATTTCGCCAAGCAGGGCACGTACGGCGCTCTGCTGGGCTTCGGGGTGCTTGCGCCAGTTACGCGGGTTGGCCAGCAGGTCGCTGGCCTTGACGCGTCGCAGCTCCTTGATGCGGTCCTTCGTTTGCACGTCCGGCCTCCCCTGCGATGGGACTACCGCTTCCGCTCCACGTCCTTCCACAGCTGGAAGCCCAGCTCGGCCCACTCGCGGTGATTCTTCGGTCCCGAGTGCAGGCCGACAGCGATGGCGGTGGCCGCCACGGTGTTCGCCACGACGGCCCACCACGGTGCGTGGGGCGCGCTCACGGCCGCTGCGGCTGCGGCGTGGGCCGCGGGCACCAGCGCCGGGAAGAACGCCTGCACGAGGCTCACGAGCGTGCTGGCGACGAACAGGACGAACGGCACCGCCTTCTTGACGAAGCCCTCGTTCCGGGTCAGCAACTGTGCCCCGGCGAACAGCATGAGCCCGCGCGCGAGCGGGTTCGCCAGCAGGAGGTTGATTGTGTCCATGACGCTCGGCGCGGCAGCAGCGGCTGCATCCGCGCCCCATGCGACCCCGAACGCGGCAAGCAGGGCAACGAACGCGACAGTGAGGATGCGCTTCACGGTGTACCTCCCTTGGGTCAATGGGGCCAGAACCGCTCGGCCCCCACTTTGGTCAGTTCGGCGACGATGACGAGTGCCGTGCAGAAGATGGCCAGCTTGCGGTCGTCGGCGCGAGCCTTCTCGGTCACGATGGCCAGCGTCGTGGTGACGTGAACCTTCAGGTCCGAGACGGCTGCCTCGCGCGCATCGTCCGCCCGATGCAGGTGGGCGTCAAGGGCGACAGCGATGCCCGTGAGGCGCTCCGTGTTCACCGCCTGCCTTTGCGACGTATCGGCCTGCGTTGCGGCGATGTTTGCGAGCTGCGACAGGATGGCCGCTTCTCCATCGGTAAGCGGTGTCATGCGCACAGCCTCCGCAGTCGGTCGAGGTCGAACTGTGTGCCCGGGCAGCTCTTGTAAGTCGCATAGTCACGGTGCCCGACGATGTGCTCCACGGTCAGCTTGTACCGCTCCAGCCACGGGCGCACGACGTACTTGGCGGTGAACTCCAGCAGCGCGTCGCTCGGGGGCGCGAGGTCGTAGTTGCCGACGAGACAGACGTGCAGCGCCAGCTCGTTCATGTGCTGTTCCTTGCACGCAGCGGCCACCTCGTTCTCGGGGCGCCCGATGAACGCTTCGAGGTGGTCGTTCACCAGCTCCACGCCTGCGTGGTAGCCGATGTCGTGCCAGCCGAGCCCGATGTGGTAGCGCCGGATGGCCTGCCACGAGACGGTCTGCCCGTCCTCGGTGAGGCTGTGGTGAATCATCACGAATGCGCGCATGCCCATGACTACGCCCCCAGCGGATTGTCCTTGAAGACCAGCTCGAACTCCGGCCCGAAGTCCACCTTCGCGCTCGCGTCGGTGAAGCGCACGCGCAGCGTGTACGTCCCGCTCTTGAGCCCGCCGAGGTTCGCATGCGTGAGCAGGCTGCCAAGACCCGCGTACGTGACCTTGCCGTTGGCCGGGTCGGTGAGCGTCATGACGACATCGAACGGGAACGAGGGAAGGTCCGGGCACTTGCCCTGCATCTTGGCGCTGCCGCCCGACAGATTGATGGGCACGCCCGTGGTCGCGTCCACGAGCGTAACCACGAGGTCCTTTCGGCTCGCACCGACCACGACTTCATCAGCCACGAGTCACCTCCTAGAACGTGCCCACGAGCGACTGCACCTTCGGGGCGAGGTTCAGCGCGTGCGTGAGTTCGATGAGGATGGGCTGCGCGCCACTCGGGCCGTGCACCTCCACCCATGCTTCGGCAATCTCGACGCGGACCTGCACACCACCAGTCCAGTCGTAGTTCAGGGTCCACGTCGGAGACACGAGGTTCGCCCACACGCTGTCCACGCCATTGCCCCACAGGAACGGGTTGGCGAAGGCGCCGAGCGTGATGAGGTTCGATTCGAGCGTCTGATACATGGCGAGCGTGAGCCCGCCCGAGTTGTCGTACACGGTCGGCTGCGCGAGCAGGGTCTTCGCGCCCATGGCGGTGCCGAACTTGAAGTTCGTGAGCGTGCCTGTTCCGCCGTTGCGCGTCGCGCGCACTGTGGCGAACAGTTTGATGCCGCTGATGAGACCGCTGCCGTTGATGGCCGTTGCGCCCTGCACGCCACCGAGGTTCAGCAAGTCGGTGCCGCTTCCGCCCGGGCCGTTGTTCTTCGTGGTGGCCGTGCTGAGGTCTTGGTCGTTGTACGTGCCAGTGCCGGAGCGCAGTGTGACGAGCGCACTTGTCGCGTCGAGCGTCGCGGCCTGCGGCACCACTGCCGCGGGGTCGCGCGTTCCCTTGTCCCCAACGAGCGCTCCGCCTGCCTCGGGAGCAGCAGCAGCGCTGCCCTGCGAGACGGCGGGCGTGGCCGTGGCGAGGATGTCCTGACCCCACACCTCGACCGTGAACTCCGTCATGCGAAGCGTTGCGATGGCGGAGAACGAAACGTTCTCCGCATTGGCAGCCAGCAGGAGGCCGAACTTCTTCGCTGCGATACCGGCAGCCGTCCACGCGAGTCCTGTCGCGGGGTCCGTCGTCAGGTCGAACTGGTAGCTCGTGTACGAGCTGTCCAGCGATTGCGTCGCAACGAGCGCTCCTCCGATTAGAACCTGAAACGAGCCCGAGCCGGTAGGGCTGCTGGGGCCAGTGATGACCACGCGCCCGCGCGCCTTGATGCGCAGGAACTTGATGCCCCCTGTCGCGGCCGTGATGAACTGTTCCTGCTGGATTGTGGCCGAGCCATCGAGGCTGATGCCGTCGCCCAAGCAACGCAGCTCCTCGTACGTGGTGTCGAGGGCGTCGTGCACTTCAGCAGCAGTCCACAGACGGTTCTCGCCTCCACCGCCGCTGCCGCTCACGTCAAAGTACGTACCAGCGGGCGGGTTGCTGCTCCACCAGTTCGTGGTCTTCAGCACGTCGGCCATGAGCTATGCCGACAGCTTGAGCGCGAACGAGCCGAGCTGCACGGTGAACGTGCCGCCCATCGTGAGCACACCACCAGTGCCGAGGTCGAGGATGGCGAGCACGGGACTGTCGCCATTGTTCGTGACCTCCTGCACGATGGCCATGAATCCTGCCGTGCCGAAGTCAGCGCCCGCCCACGTCGGGTCCGTGGCATCCATCGTGGCGCAGTTGAGGGTGTCGTCCTTGGCAAACGCTTTCCCTGCGAGCGTCTTCCGCCCGCTGCCGCCGAAACCGCCCACGTAGCCGGTGCCGGACATCTCGAACGCCGAGAGCGAGGACACGAACTCATGGTCGGGGTCCGGCACGTATGCCGTGTTGAGGAGCATCACCTTCACCACGCCGCTCGTGAGGTTGAACGTCCCGTCGAGCACGCGCCGCAGCCCGCCGTTCGTCCACTTGGACGGCACTAGAGCGCGGTCAGCGTCTGACCAGCAAGCTGGTCGAAGCCGTCCTTGTACAGAACCTCTGCGGTGATTTCAAACCCAGAGATGTCGTTCGTGGGCGTCACGCCGCCGGTGACGGTGTTCACAAAGCAGCGGATGAACTCGTGCATGAAAACGCCGTTGACATCCTGCGGCAGAATCATGCTGTTGAAGCCATCCCCCTTGTCCAGTCGCACCGTGATGGGGACGCCGCGCGTGAGATAGCCCTGCGCCGTAGTCACCTGCGTGACAGTGGGCGCAGCGACGTACTCGTTGAACACCTCGAACGACACGCCGCCGAGCGTGTCGGAGGCATCCGTGGACTTCCAGCGGAAGATGACCGCCGAGGCCCACTTGCAGGGGATGGTTCGGAACGGGACGTTCAGGGTGTTGCCCGGCAGGTTGGCTGCGTCTCGAACCTGATAGCGATAGCTGCGAGCGAGAGGCTCCATCGTTCCTCCTAGTCGAGCGACACGGCGGTGACCTTCGTGTAGAACGCGACCGGGCCGACCTGCTGCTCGGTCTCAACGACCACGAATCGCTTCCCGACCCACGACCCGTCCGTGTCGGGGTCAGGATAGGGCAAGATGGCATCGAAGTCACCCGAGAACTGGATGACGCGCGTGCGCTCCAAGTCCGGGGCCATTTCGGTGGAGAAGTTGAGGATGACGCGGGGCTTGCCGATGAGCGCGCCCACGCGGTTGCGCAGCTCTCGGGCCGTCTCCGACTCCTGCACGGCGCGCGCGTCCAGCACCGTGTCTCGCCGCGCGCCGTAGCGCTGGGCCGTCTTGGTGAGCTGCGCCTCCAGCACGCACTTGGGCGCGTCGGCCAGCAGGCACGTGGCGGGCACGGACAGGCCGATTCCGACGCTGTCGCGGATGCCCTCGAAGCCGAGCAACGCGTGGCAGTCCGTGCGCGTGCCGTTGATGCCGCTCGCGCCCAGCTCCCAGTTCAGGTTCATGGCGAGTGTGTTGTTGCCCACGATGAAGAACTCGTCGTCGCGCTCGTAGGCACTCGTGACGTTGCAGGTGCCATTGCTCGTGACGGCAGCCGCTGTTTGGTCGAATCCCATCGTGGCGAGGAAGCGGCGCGAGCGGAGCGGCGCAGTCGTGCGGTACATCGTGAAGAACGCGGCAACGGCTGCACCGCGACGCTCGAAGGTGGTCTTCCGTGTGCTGCGCGAGTAGGTGATATTCATGGGGTCCACACCATTCGCTGCATCCATCTTCGCTGCCACGTGCGCGCAGAGCCCCTCGAAGGTGTAGGTGCCCGGGTCGAACGTCACCGTGCGGTCCACCGCGTTGCTCGTGTCGTGGTAGAACAGCTGGTCGTTGTAACCTGGGATGATGGTCGCGCCGTTCACCACGATGTAGTCCCGCGCCGCATCGGCAGCCTTCATGACCGCGTTCACCATCGTGGCGAAGCCGAGAACGTCGTACGTGCCGTTCGTGAGCGTCGCATTCACCGACCCGACACCGCTCAACTGCCAGCTCAGCTTGTTGTTGGTGGCGTCCACGGTGATGTAGCCGTCGCGGATGCCGCGGTACTTCTGACCGGCGCTGCTCCCGTCCCACGCGAGGCGGTTCTTGTGGAGCGATTCCTTCGTGATGCCGCTGTAGCTGTAGGTGACCTGAACGCCGGACATGATGCTGGAGAGCGGAGTGCGCGTGAGCGAAGGGCCGACCTTCTCGATGATGTCCTTGGGGCGGAACGTCCAGTCGTAGTCCACGGGCGAGTCGGTGCGCCATGGGGTGATGCGCCACTTGTCGGTGAAGCGGTCGAGGAACACGAACGACAGCGAGCCCTGCGCCAGCCAGCTGATGGCCGTCATCACGTCCGTGGTCTTGTCCACGCTGAAGGCGTAGGTCATGTCGCGGTTCTGAGGGTTCTTGAGGCGCACCCGCGCATCCACGAACGACGCGAACGACCCGACGCCCTGCTCCACATTGGCGAGCGCCTCGCCGCCGTAGTTGACGAGCATGTGCGCGAGGATGTCCGGTGCGCGCTCCAGCAGGGCGTTGCGCAGCTTGATGCCGAGCGTGGCGCCATGCACGGGGCCGGTGCTTGTGTTGGGCAGGCTGACCGACAGCACGAAGGTGGCGGGATTGTAACCGCTCACCGTGGAACCTGCGCTCGGCCCGCCCGTCGCTGTGGTGACGAGGTCGCCGACGCTCACGCGCAGCAGCCGGTCCTTCATGAGCTGCGATGCGTCAGCGAAGCTCACCGTGAACTGCCCGACCACGGCCGTGCCCCAGTCAATGGTGAGCGTCTCGGCCGCGTAGCTGCCGCTGCCGTCGTCGGGCCAGCCGTCCACGTTGGCGAAGAACTTGCCGCGCAGCTCGGTCACGGGCGGCAGCGTCTCCTCGACCGTGTACGGCATGAAGACCGTCTTGCCGCTGCGCGGGCTCGTCACCGGTCGCGTGCCGGTCTTCGTGATGATGCGCTCGCTCTGGACGACGCTCTGGCCCGGCACGAAGCGCACGAGCCAGCCCGCGCAGTACAGTTCGGCGGCGCCGGTGCCGGTGATGAGCGACGGGAAGTTCGACCAGCCGAACTCCATGTTGGTCTCGGAGAAGGCGTACGGAGACACCGGGATGTGATTGCCGATGAGCCCCGTGCCCCACGCGGTCGCCACGCGGAACATGCGGACCTTGCGCGTCGCGGTCGTGGGGATTGCGAAGTCCGTTGCCGCCGTGGGGCTCGCGTCGCGGTAGAGCCGCAGCGTGAGGTTCGTGCTGGTCGGGCTCTTGTACGACACGAACAGGTACAGTTCGGTCATCACGCCCAGCTCCTGCGGAAGCGCGGGGAAGTGCATGTGGCAGAACTTGAACCCGGCCGTCCAGTCGAGGCGGCAGTAGTTGTTGTCGTTCCACGGGTCGAGCACGGCGCGGATGTTCTCGGCGGAACCGGAGAAGTCGGCCACGCCCGTGGGCAGTGCCGACGCCCACGCGATGGACTCGTCGTCGCGGATGAGGATGCCTGCCTCGGTCACGGTGTTGAAGATGTCCGTGCCGGGCGTGATGACCTCCAGAGCAACGAGCCGGTCGGCCCCCGCGTCGAGGAAGAAGCCGGTCCCGGTCTTGTGGTCGCCGATGCGCGACACCTTGTGCGATGCGCACAACACCTTGGCCGCGGGGTTGTTGGCGGCACCGGCCCCGCGCCCCGTGTCCACGATGATGGCAGCGCCCGCGCGGCGCCCGCCGAAGATGAGCGACGAGCCGCGGATGACCGTGCCGCTCGTCACGTCTTCCGCCTGCGGGTACTCGGCCCACGGGAACCGGAAGGGGATGTCGCGCAGGCGCCCGTACACGATGGGGACGCGCTGTCCGATGGAGTCCTCGGGCGCCATGGGGTACGCCTGCGTGGTGACTTCCACGGGCGTGATGTCGCGGTTCCAGTTCACGCGCTGGCGGCACTCCAGCGTCATGAGTGTCGTGTCCTGCGACCAGCTCAGCACCTCACCCTTGAAAATCATGAGTGCGTCGTCGAACGTGGCGAGCCGCTCGTCCCACAGCCACACTTCGACCGACGCGCCTTCGAGCAACAGGTACGACGGAAGTGCGTTGGCCTCGAACTTGAGCGTCGTGGAGCAGAGGCGCACGCTCGTTTCTGCGAGAGCGCCCGGCGCGTTGACGGGGGACATGGATTTGAGCGTGTTGGGCCAGTAGCTCGATTCCATAGTGGCGCCCGCGGGCGTGTCGGCAGCTGCGCTGGCGCCGCGGATGAAGGTCGTGGCCAGCGTGAACGGGTCGCGCATGCCCACGCGCGCGAGGACCGCGAGCTGCCGCTGCCCGGAACGCCACAGTGTCTTGAACGCCGCGGTCGCGCTCACGTCAAGGCCCGGAATCCCGCCACCATCTGGTATCGGTCCGGTGGCGCCCAGATGTGGCTACGGGTGAACTCCTCGGTGTCCCACACGCACTCCTGCCACAGGTTGTCCGGCGTGAGGAAAACGAACGGCTGCGAGTCACCGAACAGGTCATCGAGGATGGCCCGGAGTGCTGCGTCGTTGTTGTCGTAGCGAGCTTCCCAGCGTCGGTACTCGGGGCCGGTGTAGGTGATGGACGGGGAGCGGTCGTAGCCCTCGACGAGGGTGCGTGGGCGCACGCGCGTCTCGTCGGCTCCCGAGTACAGGAAGCCGAGGTCAGTCACGGTCGTGGCCAGCACGACGGACGCGACCGTGAAGCCTGCGCTGATGCTCGCCGAGACCCAGCGGAAGCGCCAGTACCGGGCGCTCTGCGGAGCGATGGTGGTGCCGAAGTCGCGGAGGAAGTTCTGATTGCCAATGCTCAGGCCACCAAGCACGTTCACCCAGCCAGTGGTGCTGTACACCGTGGCGCCCGGTATGCACTCGACCATGAGGGAGTTCGGGAACAGCGTGCCGAACAGGTTGCTCACGCCCAGCACGCCGACCGCGCCGATGGCCTTGACCGAGCCGAGGTCAATCTCCAAGAGTACGTCGGAACCGCCGTCGTTGATGCCCGCCGACGCGGGCCACACCCACACAGCCCCCGTGCGGCCATTCAGGAGCGCATTCGACATTGGGAACTGCGGGTCCTGCACGATGGCCGGTGCGCCCGCGTAGGCGCCGTTGCCATTGATGATGCGCGGGAACGTCGCGGCCAAGTTCACGCGGCGAGCCACGTTCTGCCCGACGCGGATGAAGCGGCAGTTGAGCGACATCAGTACGCTCCCATGAAGGCGATGCGGTCTTCTGCGCGCCGCAGCTTGCCACTCGGAGACATGAGGTCCTGCACGATGGTGTGGTTGTCGTAGCCGTACACGTTCACGTTGATGGGAGCGCCACGAGCCGAGCCGACCTGCGCCACAGCGTTCTGCTGATTCACCGCGGTCGGTCCACCGAACTGCGCCAGCGACTTGTTCTCGTCACCACCGGCCAGCAGCCGACCGCCAGCGGCACCGGCAATCTTTGCGAGCGTGCCGATGGGGATGCCGGTCACGGCGCTGATGATGCCGAGCACCACTGCGGCCGCAGCCAACCGAGCCAGCATGGCGATGATGGAGTCCACGACTCCCTGCCAGATGCTTTTCATCACGCTGCCAACCGTCGCGGTGCCGGAGGCGATGAGGTGGAATGCTGTCGTGAACCCACTCGTGAGGCCATCGAACATCGCATCAAACGCGCCCTCGACGAGGCTCTTGAAGGTGAGCATCTTGGCGAGTGTGTCCGCGAGACGCGCGCCAATCTCGTCGCCCTCGGGGAACAGCTTCTTCACGAGGTCGGCCTTCTTCGCCTCGTCGGAGAGCGCGTGGAGCTTCTTCACGAATGCGTCGGCCTCGTCCGTGGTCACACCCATGATGCGCGCCGTCTCAGCGACCTCGGCGTTGTACGCCTTGAGTTCGGCGGGCACCTCGGGGCCGAGCGTGAGCTGGTCCTTGATGTTGGTGGCGAACTTCGCGTCGCTGATTCGCTGGAGCGCCTCGTAGGTCGCAACCGCCTCCTCGCGCGTGACGTGCAGGCGATTCTGGAGCTGCTCGATTTCCTTCTCGCGTGGCGTCTTCTCCGCGGGCGGGCCGATGGTGACGCTCGCCACAACGTCCTTGCCCTTCGTGCGCTGCGCGCGGTCGAACGCGGCCATGATGTTGGCTTCCTCGTCCTCCGTCTCGGCACGCACTCCGCGCAACTTGCCGACCTGAAGTTCCAGCTTCTTGACGACGCCCTCGTACTCGTCCACGAACGACTGGCCCCAGCCCTCCTGCCGCGCCTTCTGGGCAGCATGCTTGTTCGCCTCGATGGTGCGCTCGAGCATTTCGATGAGGCGGTCCGTCATGACCCCGGGCGCCTTCTTCTGGCCCGTCATGGCGTCCCACATGTCGTTCAGCGCCTCGACCACGGAGTTCGCCGTGGGCACGGTGCTGGCGCGCATGCTCGTCATGAGGCTCGACCAGTTGCGGCCGAGGCGGTCGCTCTCGGCGTCGAGGTTGCGCGCGCTTTCCAGCACGTTGCCCGAGAGGACACCACCCGCCGCCTCCATGCTGCTGCGCGTGCTGTCGAAGCTGGCGGCCAGCTTGGGCAGGATGCCGAGCAGCTGCGCCGAGCCGCGACCGAGGAGTTGGTACGCGATTTCGGTCTTCTTTGCGGTGTCGTCGCTGGACGCGAATGCCGTGCTGAGCTGCGTGAACGCCGCGAACGTGTCGTGCGTCGTGATGCCGAGCTGCTTCAGGAGCGGGTCGCCCTTGGCGATGGCACGGTTCAGGAACGTGAGGGCCATTGTGAGGCTCTCGCTGTCGCCCCCCATTTCCTTGATTTCCTGCCGCAGCACCTGAAGCGCCTCGACCGAGACGCCAGTGCGCGTCGCCATCAGGTCGAGCTGCTCCACTTGGTCGGCGACGCCGCGCCCAACGACCGTGATGCCACCGAGCGCTGCGCCAACGGCCGCGACCCCCAGTCCGGCGAGCCCGCCCTTGCTGGCGAGCTGCACGAGCGTGTCGCCGAGCGCGCCCATTTCGCCGGACACGCGACGGATGATGTCCGTCGCGCGGTCCTGCGCCTCGACCACTACTTGGGCTTGGAGGTCCTGCTCGCCACTCATCGCGTCACTCCATTGCGAGGATGCGTGCGGCCGTGCTGCTCTTGTCCTGCGACCGGTCCAGCGTGACGCGCTTCAGTTCCATCGCCGCGCGGAACACGGTCATGTTGTACGCCTTATGCGGGTCGTGCACCCACTGCCACGGAGTCATCCCCGCTGCCTTCGCGTTCACCCAGATGGTCAGCGCCACCTCCGCTCCCTCCTCCGTCTCCACCATGAAAGGTCGCCTCCGCGGCGGCCTCCTTGGTCCAGCCGCTGAGCTTGAGGGTGGCGTTCATGATGAGCGTGCGGTCGCGCGCCGTGAGGTACTTGCCCGGCACCCCACCCGGCGTCGGGTCGTTGAAGTAGAAGGCCGGGCGCACCTCGCGCCCGTCTGCCATGCGCAGGAACGAGCTGGCCCCGATGAGCTGCGGTGCCCATCCAAGCCAGCGTCGCACGCGCGTTTCACGCTGCTGTGCATCCGCCTCGGGGTCGTTCGTGTTCACGTCCATCGCGGCCGGTGCCTCTCCGGGCAGGGTCCGCATGATGTCCACGAGCTGCTCCTCGGGGATGCGCTCCACGTACACGCGGAACGGGTTGCCCGCTCGCGTCTTCAGGTCCATCAGTTCGACGAGCGCGACCGGCTCGGCGACTTCATCTGCGGTGCTGCTCGGGTCCATGGTCGGCCTCCGGTGTGACTAGAACGGCATCGCCACTTCGGTGCTGCGCACGCGGATGACGGCGATGCTCGCGTCCGACGTGTTGAACGCTCCCTTGAATCCACCGCGCTGCGTGATGACGCCGAAGCCCGGAACCTGCGTGCCGAACTCGGCCGCGGTGGGGCTGTTCACGTCAATCTGGAGTTCGCGCTTCGACACGGTGCCGATGGTGGTGGGGTGCTGGAAGAACAGCCGCAGCCCAGTCGGCGAGTTGGCGAGGCACGCGTTCATGAGGCTGACCGTCGCGTACTCCTCCTCGAAGTTGAACATCGCGTCGAGGAACCCGTTCGGCACCGGCTGCTCGGCATTCACCTGCCCGAACAGAAAGCGCTGGGCGTCGTGCGGTGCCTGCGCGCTGAACTCGAACGAGCGCAGCTGGATGGAGTCCACCGCATCGGCCGAGCCGTCCTTGAAGTTACCGGCCGTGCGGAGCTGCTGGTGGTAGATGACACCGAACGGGGTCGGCAGCGTGGCCGTGGTCATCGGCGTGGTGTTCGGAGTAGCCGAGCGCGCGACACCGGACAGCTCCAGCATGAGCATGGCGCCATCGCCCGTGCCAGCCTGCCCCGTGATGCGGAAGCTGGTGCAGAACGCCCCGAGCAGCCGGATGACCTTGTTCGCGGGCGTGTTGCCCCACGAGAAGTCGAGCGTCCACGAGAGCAGCGACGTGCCCTCCTTGAAGGTGTGGTCCTTGATGGTGTCCACGGTCGCCTGCGTGTAGCCGGGCCACATCATGCGGAACAAGGGCAGCATGCCCTCGAAGCCGACGCGGACCTTCATGCTCCACTCGACGTACTGGCCGCCCTGCCCGACGAAGCGGCGCGACCGCTGCCCGGCCGACAGGGACGGGTCGTCAATGGTGGAGAGGCGCGGGTTGATTTCCGCCGTGATGAGTTCGCAGGCGTACTCGGCCGCGGCGGGAGCGGTGGCGTACGTGGTCTCGTGCGCGAGCAGCAGCTTGCTGTTGAAGCCCAAGCCCGGGATGACGAACGGCATGTCCTCTCCTCCTCGGGGGCTACGGCGTGGCCGCGTCCCAGATGTACAGCGACTCGAAGGTGACGGCGGCCTGCGCGTAACCCGTGTTGGTAGCCGTGTCCACGACGGGCGTGAACTCGACCGGGAAAGTGTACACGACGAGGCCACCCAGCGTCTCGTCCTTGCACAGAGCGCGGACCACATCCGTGGCGAGGTCCAGCAGCTGCTGCTCGTCCTTGGCGTTGTCCGCGCTCGTCATGATGGTGACCGAGAAGCGCATCGTGCCGTAGAAGCGGCGCCCGCCAGAGGGCTCGGTGTTCCAGCTCATCATCTGCACCACGAGCAGGGGCTTGGCCGCGCCCGTGAAGTCGCCGAGCCGCAGCATGCGCTTGACCGTGACGGTCTTCGTGACGAGGTTCAGGCCGCTCTGCGGCTTGACGTTCAACTCAAGAGCGGCCACGACAGCGTCGAGAAACTGATTCAGCTTGCTCGTGGTGGGCAGGGCGGCCATGGGCTAGCCCCGCTTCACGGTGGCCCACGCGGAGGTGAACGACGCCTTGATGAGCGCGCGGTTCTTCCGCAGGGCATTGCGCAGCATGTGGCGGGCACGGAGCTTCACGCTGGGCTTCAGCAGGTAGAGAGGCACCGGTCGCCCGGCAGAACGCGCGCGCGCCGTGCCAATCTCCCAGATGAACAGGTTCCCCGCGCGGCTGCGGAACAGGCGCGTGTTCGGCAGCGTGCGGGCGCTCCGTCCTGCGAGGCGGTCCACTCCCGAGGCCGTCTTCATGAACTTGGTAGGGATGCGCAGCAGGGGCTTGCCCGTGATGGTGGCGCCGAACTCGTGCGCGGCGAAGGACGCGAGCGGGCTGCCGACGACCCCCACAACATGCATCAGCCGCGTGAACACGCGCCGGACGATGGAACGCCGGGTGTGCCCGGACCGGCTCGCAAGAGCATCGCCTGCTGCGCCGGTGGAACCGAACAACTCGTTCTCGCCGCCCTTGCCGCTGAGGCCGTCCTTCTTCACGTCGCGCTCGATGGTGAGCGTCACGCGCTCCATGGCGGCAGCGTTGCGCTGCGAGAGCTTGACGGCCCGCTCGGACAGTACGCGCGACACGTTCTTGACGGACGAGGCGCCGCGGATGCTGATGCCGGTCAGACCCATCGCACGAACGGCGCGAGCGCCTTCTCCACGTCCGGGGGGATGGCCGTGCTGATGAGCTGCACGCTGTCGCCTCCCACGCCGAAGCTCGTGCCACGCCCGATGGCTGCGTCGCGGTCCTGCCACAGCACCTGAACCCAGCGGCAGGCGATGGCCTCAAGCGCGCGGCGCTCGCGGTCGTGCGTCCCAGCAGCGTAGCCGAGGTTGCACTTGACCTCGATGTTCTGGAGCGAGCGCCCGAACGAGTCGTAAGGCAGATAGATGCCGTGCCCCTTCACCTTCCGCAGGCCGGTGATGTTGAGCGTGCGCGTGGTCGTGCCGTCCGGGTATCGTTCGAGGATGGACGACACGCTGTTCACCGGGTACTCGGGGAAGTAGATGAGGCCGTTGCCGGTTCCGTCGAGGATGAGCGTGTCCCGGTGCCCGGCCACGGCCGAGCCGCTGTCGTAGTCGCGCGCGAGCAAGTACCGGCGCGTGTGCATGCCGATTTGCGCGCTCGCGTGGTCAATGAGCAGCTTGATGGTCTCGTCGAACTGGTTCGTGTCCGGCGTCTTCAGGTAGCCGCGCGCCGTGTCGAGGTCCACCAGAGGCAGCGGGTCAACCGGGACGATTTCAGACATGCCGACCTCGCACAGAAAGAGACGGGCGCCGTGGACCGAGTACGAGCCGGAGGCCGCCCCATGCTCGCACGCGGGCGGCGCCCGCCACATCGCTCCGCTGCGCTACGAGTACTTGACCTGCTCCGGGTTCACGGCGGGCACCAGCTGCTCGTCGCCCAGCCACTCCCACACGGCCGCGAACTGCGGGTCCGTCCAGAGGTAGCGGAACGCCTCGGTGACCGTGTACTCCTGCCCCGGCTTGGCGAGCAACGCCTCGCCGAACGGCACGCTCTGGAACGACCGGCTGTACTGGCCGGTGAAGCGACCCTTGCGCACGCGCATCATCGCCGCGGCCGGTTCGGGCGTCGGGCTGGTCTCCGCGGGCTTGTCGCCTGCGGGCTCGCTGGGCTTCGCCATCTGGTGTGGCCTCCCTTCACTGAACCGGCCTGCCGCTCGCGCGGGAGCGCTTACGGCAGGCCGGTCTGTCCCCGTGGCGGGGTTTCGGTTACGTGATGTTGTAGATGATGCCCACCGGGGTCACGGTCGCGCTCGGCGTGTAGAAAGCCTTGTAGTCATTGCGGCACGTGGCCACGAACACCGTCTGGTCCACTTCGATGTAGCGGTCCGTGCTGCCGTTGACGCTGATGCCGCGCCGGGTAGCCAGACCGTACGACTCGCGGTGCGCGCACAGCACGCTGCCCTTGATGTTGTTCGCGGGCGTCGCGTTGTGCACACCGGTCGCATCCTTCTCCGTCACGAACTCGGAGAGGATGACCGGCGACCCGAAGATGTTCGCCACCTGACCCGAGAGGATGGTCGCGGCGGTACCGAACTTCTCCAGCGTCAGGACGCTCGCCAGCTTCATGATGGACTTCAGGCCGTGGAAGCCCGTAATCCACGCGAGCGGTGCCGGGGAGGCACCCCACGCGCCCATGTTGAACTGGAGGTCGAGCATCTTGGCCTCGGTGATGGCCGCCGCGCCCATGTCGAGCTTCGCCGGGTACGAGGCCGTGGTCAGCGCGTGCTTACGCAGACCGTCCCACGCGCGGCGCACGCCACTCAAGGGATTGAACGTGGCGCCGTCCATCGTCGCGGCGTTGAACTCCCCGTTGATGATAGCGTCCTCGATGCCACGAGCGAGCACCTTGGCAGCGTTGCCGATGATGAACGAAATCATGGGCACGATGCTGTCCTCGATGAGTTCGCTCGACGCGAACGTGCGGACACCCATCTTCTGCGCCGTGAACGTGACCTTGTTCGTGGTCGCGGTCGAGGCCGTGATGGGCGCATCCGTGCCGTCGAGGATGGCTTCCGGCATCAGGAACGCGGTCAGGTCTGAGCCGAGCACCGGCCAGTCCAGCGTCTTGCTCGTCATGGTGACGGGCGTGAACAGCGGCGCGACCTTGCCCCACACCTGCACGAGGTCCATGAGCTGGCTCGACAGGATGACGGGCACCCAGTTGAGGCCGGACGTGGACGTGGTCTCGTTGAACGAGCGCTCGACCTTCATGGCGTCGCACAGCTCGTTCACGACGCGCGTGTACTCGGGCCAGCGCTTGTAGTTGCCCATGCGCTGGAGCCGGGCGTTCAGGTCGGGCTTGCGGCTCTCCTGCGGGCACATCAGCGTGTCCAGCACGAGCAGCTCGTCGTTCAGGGTCTGGAACCGCGTGACGACATCACGCAGCTTCTCGGAGTTGCTGCTGGAGCCCATGCGCTGCACGCGCTCCGTGATGCCGAGGGCGCGAGCCTGCTGGGCGCCGAGGTGCGACAGCCCGGCCAGCTCGTCCCAGCGCAGCACGGCGATGTTGAAGTAGTCGCGCTGGCGCTTGTGTACGTCCTCGGGCATGTCGAGCCGGAGGGCGCCGCGTTCCAGCGTGAGCTGCTCGCTGCCACCGCTCAGCGTCGCTGCCTGAGCCTTCATCACCTCGTCGAGGGTCTGGGTGCGCGCGGCGAGCTTCTTGATGCCCTCGTCGAGCGTGCCCCACTCGTCCTCGGTGATGATGCGCCCGGTCGCCTGCGTGCGGATGAGTTCGTTCAGGCGGTCGGTGATGTCCTTCGTGTGCTGGCGCAGCCCATCCGCAGACGTGAGGTCTGGCGCGAGCGGCAGCTCCACGATGGCCTTCGGCTTCGTCATCGGTGGTCCCCTCCGGTGTCGCTACGCGGAGCTGCCCGCGAGCCAGTCTTCCAACGACACAGTGCCGTTGGTGCGAGCGGAGGCGGCTCCACTCACGGTCTGAGGAGCGGCGGGCTTGCCCACGCGCGCCTCGATTCCGTTGTCCAGCCGGATACTACGCCAACCGTCCGAGGAAAAGCGAGCCTCGTTCTGCTGGGTGAAGCTGTACACCCCGTCTCGCTCGGCGACCTTGTCGGCGCGGAAGTCGTGGTCGCGCACCCAGCGCTGGGCCGCAGCCTTGCTCGTGAAGCGGTCGGCGTTCACGCGGACGCTCTGCGTGTTGCCGCGCTCGCCAGGCATGCCGAAGAAGTAGGCGCCCATGCCCACGGCGCGCTGCCCCTCGTCACCGGCCAGCCACCGCTCCAACGTCATGTCCTCGTGCAGCTTGCCACGCAGCAGCGAGCCGTTGTGGCGCTTGGCGATGATGAGCTGCGCGGGGTCCACATCGCGTGTACCCGGGACGAACGCGCGCATGGCGGCCGCGCTCACCGGGTCGGCCCCGCTGTCTGCCGATGCGTCCGGCACGAACGTGCTGGTGTCCTTCTGGCCGCCACGGAACACGTGGCTCACTTCGAGCGCGGCGGTGATGCCGGAGAACTCGTACTCCGCGAACCCCTTCTTCTCGTAGATGTCGCCCGGGATGTGGGGGCAGCGGTAGATGCTGTCGCCACACACGTTGCACTCCTGCCCGAGGCACCGCCAGCCGAAGCTAACCTCACGATAGATGCCGAGGTCCACACGCTTCACATGCGCATCGCCCTCGGCATCGCGCGGCACGTAGTAGAGCGCCTCCAGCCAGTTCTGGTCCCGGGCGTGGAGGTTCGGGTCCTCGACGCGCGTGACGCGCGCGTGAAAGATGCGACCGACCGGCTGCGTGCCGTAGTTGTGGCCGTACATGGCCGGTGCGCCGGGGAGCAGCTCGGCCGATTCCTGAAGCGCGTCCTTGCTGAAGCGCGAGTAGTAGTAGTCGCGCTGCGAGTTGGCCACCATCATGCCGCGGATGTGGAAGTCTTCCTCGCCAACGGCACGACCTGCGAACTGCTGCACGTCCTTCAGGTGGGTCTTGCGCAGCTCGCGCTCGTTGTCAGGGTTGAGCCAGAAGCCCATGCCAACACGGCGGTCCCGGGCTGCGTCCTGCCGGGCGAGCACGAACAGGGAGTCGTGCATTAGCGAGTCACGTTCGCCGCAACCGGCGCTCCCTGCGAAAGTGGAGGTTGCCCGCACTTGGGGCACGCAACGCGACCGGCCTTGTCGTGCACGAAGCTCGTCTCGCAAGGCTTGCACTTATGCACCGGCAGGTACACGGGCGGCGGGCTGACGTCACGCATTGAGCCATTCCTCCAGCGACTGCGGATGCTTGCCGTTCTTGCTCGGCGCGGCGCCCTTGAGTCGGCGGGCGATGGCGTCGGGGAGCGGCGCGCTCTCCTGCTGCGAGCCATTATCCACAACGGGCACCAGAGTGCAACGGCAGTTGATGACCTCGCCCGCATCGTTGCAGTCGGGGTCGCCGGGGAAGCTGAGCCGGGCGCCGCTGCTGCTCACGAAAACGTCATCGAGCGGCACGGCGGTGCCGTCGAGCTGCTGATGCGTGTCGCGCACGTGCTCGTCGCCCGCCGTGAGCCATTCCTTCTGCTCCACGACACCACTCTGGCGGTAGCCCTCGACCGTGCCGAAGTTGAACGCTGCTGCCGTCTCCGTGCGTGCCACACGCGCCGAGCGCGCGAGCCGGTCCCCGAAGATGGCGTCAACGCGCGCGGTCAGGTCCCCGAGCGACTCGCCCGCGGCGATGCCCTCGGACAGCGCGTCACGCAGCATGCCGCGCGTGGTGTCGTCAATGTTCTGCACCATCGTCATGGCCTTGTCCGCGATGAACGAGTTCACGTCGGCAGCATGCAGCGAGAACGCGAGGTCCAGACCCAGCCCAGCGATTGCGTCGTCTCCCGCGTCGGACACGATGCCCCGCACGAGGCGCCGCGCCTTGCGGATGGCGTCCGGGTCGTCCAGTTCGCGGATGATGTCGTCGAGTTCCCACGAGCGTGACTGCTCTTTGAGCTTGCTGACCACACGGCGCTGTTGTGCAGCGAAGTGGCGACGCGCGAAGACGTTCACGCGACCCTCGTGCGCGCGGAGGCGCCGGTCTGCCCGCACGCGCGCAAGCTCCGCGCGAGCGCGCTTCTCCTCAGCGGTGCGCGCCTTGGCGACAGGCGGTGGCACGGGCGCCTTCGGCAGGATGACGGGCGCGGGTGGGTTCTCGGCGTTCTTCACGTCGGCCTCGGCCATGGCGCGCGCACTCATGCTGTCGGTGAGCGTCGTGGGCACGAGGATGTCGTCGAGACCCTCCGCCTCCGGCCGCGGCGGCAGACCCTGATGGTCGCGTGCCTCGGCGCGACTCACATGCGGAGCGCCCGTGGCCTTGTTCCACATTTCGGCCTGCTTCAGCCAAGCCTCGACCATCACGGGGTCGTTGCTGAAGTCGAACTCGCAGCTGATGTTGAAACCGAACTCGCCCGAGCCGAGCAGCGCCTCGTTCAGCTTCTTGCTGATGCGCATGGCTGCGGGCATCACGCCGAAGCGAAGGAACAGCATCATGCTCACCTGAGCCACGTCCGAGTTCAGGCCCGTGCCGCCCTCCATGTCACCGGCCAGCATGGGGGGAATCTTGAACAGCTTGTACATGTGCGCGGCCGTGAGCTTCTCGCTCTCGATGAACTGCATTTCCTCCATCGTCAGGCCCGCGCGCGTGAACGCCAGCTTCTTCGGCAGGAACACCGGGTCCCACGAGTTCTCGATGCCCTGATAGCGCGACTTGAACTGCTTCTTCAGGCGCTCCACGTCATCGTCGTCGAGGGAGTTCTCGGTGGAGTAGTGGCCCGCGACCATGCCGCCCTTCTGGTAGAACAGCCGCAGGAAGCGCGCGCTGTCGCGCTGCGTCTCGTACGCGAGCCGGAGTGCCTGAAGGCGCGACACGCCCACGGCGGCCATTTCCGGGTCGTACCGCTTGAAGTGCACGATTTGGATGCGCGGCACCTTGATGACCTTGCCGCCGTCCTGCACTTCGTACTCGACCACGCCACGGCCGGGGCCACGCACCGGCTTCACGCTCGCGGGGTTCAGCATCCAGAACTGCTGGACCTTTTGCGTGCCCATGTAGTCCTTGAACAGGTAGGCGTTGCCGAACAGCTCCAGCGAACCGACGAGGTCCTCGGTCAGCTCGTAGCCGGTCTGCTCGATGTTCGCTGCCTCCCACAGGTCGCAGATGTTGCCGGGAGCGCGAGGCAGTTCCTTCTTCGTGTCGCCCTCGCCCACGTACCACTTGAGCGGGGTCGCTGCCAGCGTGGACTGGTACAGCTCGACGCAGAACTGCACGGTCGGCACGAGGCGGTACGCCCACGGGTAGTCCACCGCTTCAGCGGGCAGGTTCCATGGCCGATTCAGCAGCCACGGCGCGCCGGACGGCAGGTCGCCAGCGCTCACGAGGCGCGACTGAATAGGCGCGAGCGCGCGCGCGATGGACCGGACCACCAGACCGCTCACTACAACCTCCGCTGCTGCGGCGACTGCGCGTGGGGCTTCTCGACGAGGAACACGGCATCGTAAGCGGGCACGAGGAACCGGCGCTGGCTGTCGCCGCCGCGGTTGGAGTATGGGTCACGGACGCCGTAGATGCCATACCAGATGTCGGTCGCGCCCAAGTCCACCCACCGCGGCGAGGAGGAGCCGTTCAGCAGGACGGCCCCATGCGGGAACTTGCGGATGAGGACCCCGCTGCTGTCCGTGTAGGCCGGTCCGGCCTTCTCCCCGAGCCAACCCGAGTGCATGCCGCTCAGGTCCGTGCGCCGCGCGTACCAGCCCGCCACGCTCCGCTCGTCGTACGTCCACGCGAGATAGGTCGGCGTGCCAACGAGGTCGCGGTCGGGGCCGAAGCATGCGTACCCATCGCCCATACACGCGCAAGCGAGGCCGAACCGCTGCATGCGGCACGCGTCGGCCGTGTACGCGCCGCTCCACCCGCCCTCCACCTTGATGATGCTGAACGGTCCGGCCGCGAGGTAAGCAGTCATGGATGGGCCGAAGCCACCGCGGGCGCTGGGCCAGCTCTCGAACATGTCGCCGTCCCATAGCGCGCGCTTCGTGCTGTCGGGCGTGGTGCCGTTCCCGACGAACAGCATCTGCGGGTAGGAAGCGCGGAGCCGAGCGAAGAACGCGGTGAGGTTCGCCACGCGCGCGCTGTCCATGGCGGCCATGGTGGTGAAGCCCGCGCGGTGGTAGTCAATCGTCGCGCCGGTCGCACTGTGTGCCCACCCCACGTAGAAGTCCGCGAAGTCGAAGAACGCGCCATCGAGACCCGGGGTCCAGAGCACGTTGTAGAGCCACGCGTCGCCGAGCTGCATCACCAGCACCTTGTCCGCGAGGTTGGGCCATGGGCTGCTGGAATCGGGGAACAGCTTGCCATCCGTTCCGTAGAGCAGCTTGCTGCTGACGAGAGCCCACTCGGCCGCCCACTCGTTGTTACCCCCGTAGGGGAACCGCTGCCCGAGCAGGTCGTACGCGAGCACCTTGAGCTTCGGGTTGTACGACTTGAGCAGCTCGATGATGTGAACGCGCGGCGTCCCCGTGAAGGGCACCACGTTCAGCGTGATGATGTCGTGCGTCTGCGCCATCGTGCGCACGAGAGCCGAGTCGAGCGTGCCGTCGGGGTTCACGACGGGCCAGCCGGTGCCCTTCGTGGCCGCGTACAGCGCCGAGTGCGGATATGGAGCAGCATGCGCGGAGCAGCCACCGAGCAACACCCAGCAGAGGGCCATCGTGAACACGGCGCATTGCCACGGCTTCATGTCTTGGCCTTCCGCGCGATGGCGTCGGCCATCACATTGAACACGAGCCATCCGGTGAGGGCCAACGCCGCCACGACCAGCAGCGCGGCCCCCACCGCCACGACACACAGGAACAGCGTCACTGCGAGATGCACTCGGCCACCTCTCGCTTGAGTGAACTACGGAGCCGCGCGCGTGCGCGACGGTGAGCTTCGCGTCGGTTCTTGCCGCTGTTGCCGCGTCGGCATTGGCGGCACGTGCAGGCCATGTAGCCCTCGTGCCGGATGGCGCGCGTGAACTCGTCGCGCATCAGCTGAGGTTCGACTCACCGTGCTTCAGGTTGAACGACCCCTTGCGCTCGTACGTGAGCAGGTCGTCCACCACGGAGTCCGCCTTCAGCGTGCCGTCGGGATTCGGCCAGTGCGTGAGCGTGGCGCTGCCGACATTCGTGCCCCACTTCTTGAGCAACGCGACCATGAGGCGCGCGATACAGTCGGGGCAGCCGGGTGCGCCGCACCCGGCCGCGACCTTCTGCCCGCTCGGCACTTCACGCTGGCAGCCGTGACTTCCGGCCGCTTCGACCTTGATGACGAAGTTCCCCACGCGACACCTCCGAAGATGAAGCGGAGCAGGAGGTCCGTTCCCTCCACCCACGACGCTCTCGCGTTCGCGTCAGATGCGCGGGGCGCATCCGGCTCCACAGTGGTAGCGGCGGCCGGACTTGCACCGGCAACCTCGCGGGTATGAACCGCGCGCTCTGCGTTGAGCTACGCCGCAACAAGTAGGACGAACCGCTGGCCTCGCCTTTACAAGGTGCGAGATTCCCGGCACTGCCGTTCGCAGTCGAACGAGCGCGACCCTGCCACGATGGTCGCGCGAGCGCAAGCTACTTCAGCAGCGTGAGGTCGCCCGTGCCGTTCATGCGGAACGTGTGCAGTGCGTACCGCGCGGCATCGTAGCCGTGGTCGTCGCCCTTCAGGTGCTCCTCCGGCTGGGTCTTGTTCTTGCCCGAGGTGGGCGTGGGGCGGAACTGGAGCAGCGGGAACTCCTCCCACGTGCAGGTCGGCTTGCCGTTGTGCAGCAGCCGCGGGTCGGGAGGCTCGCAACGAGCGTCGCGCACGAAGTACATGCGTGCGGTTACCTCGTTGGTGACCGGGTTCAGGCGAGGGGCCAGCGCCTCGTAGAGCGTCTGGTAGCCTGCGTCCCGGTCCTTGATGGCGGGGATGGTGCTGAAGCCCAAGCCGTCGAGCTGCGCGCGCGACTCGGCATCGGCGTGGTCGGCTGGGCTCATGCTGAAGGACATGCGTTCCAGCAGCGGCATGCGTGGCCAGCTCGTGGCGTTGTGCCGCGCGATGGTGGCGTTCAGCGTGGTAAGCTCGATGGCCTCGCATGCCTTGGCCACCTTGGCGTGGTCAGCCACGAGCCGCTGCGTGCGGTAGATTTCCCGGTACAGCCAGAACACTCCCTCCGGGGAACGCGCCCACCACTGGAGCACGAACGGCGCCGCGTAGCCGAAGTCCACGCTGCGCACACGCTTCCAGTTCGGCGGAGGGAAGCCACCCCACTCGGCCCATTCGGCAGGGCGCGCGCGCACATGGAAGCGCTCGTCGAACTTGTCGAACAACGCACCCTCGAACGCGACCCACCGGCCGAGCACGTAGCGGTCGCGGTAGCCACCCGTATATGATTGCAGCAGCATCTGGTAGTCGTGTTCGAGGTTCTCGATGTTGTCCGCACCACCGGCCACGACGACCTCGCGCAGCGGCGCGCCCGCGGGCACCTGCGTCACACCGTCGAGAAGCGTGGTGGGCTCGATGCTCCACTCGATGTGCGAGCCGAGGTCGGGCCGGAACCGCTTGAACAGGAAGTGACTGGGCGACGCGGGGTTACAGAAGCCAGCGAGCTGCCGGTACGGTCCGACGCGGTGGCGCAGTCGCCCGAGGATGGCGTTCCACTCCTCCTCCTCCAGCTCCTCGCACTGGTCCACGAGCGCGAGGTCGAACTCGCCGGAGCGCAGCTTGCCCGGGTTGTCGAGCCCCACGCACAGGATGCGGCTGCCGTTCCGGTAGTGGAGGGTGCTGCCGCCGTCGGCCGACACCCGCCAGCCCCACGCGCGCTCGTGGGCGCTCACGGTCTGCTCCAGCAGGACGGGCAGCGTGGTCTGGCCTAGGTCGGTGCGCCGCTTGCGCGCGATGACCACGCGGGCGCCGGGGAACGCGCGGCACCGGTAGTCGGCCTTCTCGCACAGGGTGCGGCTCTTGCTGCTGCCGTAGCGCCCCGAGTACAGCAGCTGCGGCACGGGGCTCAGGATGCAACGGCGCTGCGCCCAGCTGTTGGGGCGGAAGCGCTGCTGCCCGCCGGGGGAGGGCGCGAGTGCCGTGCTCACGATGCCGGATGCGGGGTGTAGCCGTTTGCTCCGGCTTCCCCGTTCGGGTGCGCACGCCCGTCATCCGTAGCGCCATCACCGTTCCCGTGAGCCCCGCTACCGCGGCTCTCTACGTGAACGGCAGCTTCATCGCCCACTGGCTCCTCGCGCCACCCCGGAGGCTGCTGCATCTTCTCATCGGACAGGTCCAACTCGCCAAGCTCAAACAGCTTAGGAGCCTCGCCCGCAGGCACGGCCACGTCGTACTCGCCGCGCGCGCGCGCCGTCTCCGGGTCGCGGTCGAGCAGGTTCTCGGCAGCCCGCAACCGGTCTGCGAGGGTGCTGCTCGGCAGGAGGCCATCCCGCAAGTCCACGAGGAACTGGAAGTTACGCTCGCGCTCCCGCTTCAGGGCACGAGTGAGGTCGAAGTCCGGCCCGGTCGGCACCGGTTCCGGCTTGGGCTTCGCCTTGCGCCCGCCCTTCTGGCCGTTACGGCGCGCCGCAGCAGCCTGAGCCGGTGTGGGGTTACGAGGCACGTCGCGCTGCCCGGCGCGCCTTGGCCCGCGCGTCGTCGCGCAGGGCAGCCGTCTCGGCCTTGGCGCGCTGATCCGCAGTGAGCCGGAAGGGGCTCGCCAGACCGTACCAGCCACCGTTGGCGCCGCGCCCCAGCGTACGGAGAACATCGTCGGCGCTGCGCGCTTCCACGGCCAACCCACCGAGGCGCGCCACGTCGTCGAGGTAGAGTGCCTGCCGTGGGCTCAGCCGACCCGTGCCGCTCTTGACCTCGATGGCCACGAACCGCCCACCCGGGCACACTCCGCCGATGTCACTCAACCCCGTCTTCCCGCTGGCGTTGCTGCGGTAGATGATGCGGTCGCCCATGCGCAACGGTGCGGCGATGGGATTCTGCCGCCACACCATGATGCCCAGCGCCTTCGCTGCCTCGACCACTTCGTGCATCGTGGCGCTGCCGGTGTTGCGCTTCCGGCTCGTGGCGAGTGATGCGACCGACGCGAGTGAGTGGATTCTGAGCTGAGCCATGCCTGCAACTCCTTGTCGCATCGAACCCTGACATGCTTGGGTT